GAATAACTCTTTTCAAGTAGATCAGCTGAACAACCAAAAAAGTCTGCCATTTCTTTATTGGTACAGCCTAATGTTGCTAATTTTTGAAGTTGTGATGTATCAATGTTATATTTTTTTGGTCTTGCCATAGTCCTCTTTTTCCCTTTGAGTAAAGTAATTTATTCTTTTATGGTTTTTAATTTCAATCCGTATTCATTAACACCTTTTTTTTGTTTGTATTCTTCACAGAAGATTAATTTATTTTCTCTTTTAAATTTATTATAATTAACATAATGATGATGCCTACCATATCTCCATACTAACTTAGTTACATCTGGGTGCAACTTCATTTGCATATTTGATTTGGGAATTGTTCCTTCTTTTGCATAAAATTCGTCTGTATTGCCACCTTTTAATGTTTGTGTATTGGCTTTCTCTTGTAAAAATACATTAAATTGAACTGTACACCACCCTTTTTTTAAAATTCTTAAAGATAAATCTGTATCTTCGTTATAACGACCTCTCCATCTATCTGGCAAAGGCAAGTCATTTCGTATTAAATTACATGAGTAAATCCTTGTATTTACAGTAAATGGTCCATATTGATGTGCCCACTTATCAATAACAAAAAATGTATAATTTGGTCCTGCCATGCCAACATTTTTATATCTTACAACAAAATCTTCCATAACTATAAAAGGTGTTGCATCTGTACATTTTATTTCTAGATTATTTTGCCATCTTCTAAAACATTTTATGTTATCGTCCATGACCCAATGCCATTTATAACCTCTATCAATAGAATGTTGCCAAATAAAATTTCTAGCAGGTCCAGGTCCCTTTGATTTACTATCGCCTAAATCGTCGCATGTGTCGTAATTATCTTGAAAGGTTTTATCTAACACAAGTATTTTTTTCTTGTCTATAACCTTCGCATACTGCGAGTACTCTTGTTCTTCAACTACGATTGTATATTGAACATTCATTTCCTCTAGAGCTTTTGCAGTTAATCTGCTATCTGCTCTGCCTTTTGATGGAATATAAATTGGAAACTTATTCGCCTTCATATATTTTATCTTTTATTACATTTTTTTCTATTTTTGGAAACCAAACATATTTTGTTTTATCAGTGTAATCTTGTTTAATTAACTGAAAGAATGTATCAACAGCTTCTTTATTTACAAAATTAATTGTTAATGACCTAAATGGCGATTGATCTGAATGTTCAAATGATGGCATATCTTGCCAATGTTCTTCTGTATCTAGCCATTCTCTCGTATCGTGATTTTCTTGAAATATAATTGTTTCAAGTTCTTGTTCTTCAAAGCCTAATTCATTAATATCAAAGTTTATTTCTTTTAAAATATCAATTTCACCTTTTAATAAATCATAATCCCATGCAGAATCTTCCGATAATCTATTATCTGCAATGCGATATGCCTTCGCTTTTGCTTCATCAAGATCAGCAATTAAAACTGGTACTTTTTCCATGCCAATTTTCTTTGCTCCTTGTAATCTAGTATGACCAACAATAACAACCATGTTTTTATCGACAACAATGGGTTGTTGAAAGCCATATTCTGATAAAGAACTTGCAACTTTATCTATTGCTTGGTTTTTTCTAGGGTTATTATGATACGGTATTATTTTATCTATTTCAATTTGTTGTATATCCATAATATTCTCTTAATTAACGGTTTCTTTACTTATAAATAAATACGAATTATTAATCTCTTCGTATTGCTCATAACTTAATGGGCAAAGAAGCAATGCTTTACTATTTTCCATATCTTGTTCTATTTTTCTTTCAAAAAATTCAATTGCATTTTCTTCAGTCATT